ATTATTCTTCTACTTTTATGTCAGCGACGACTATTGGTGTTTGCCCATAGATCATAACGAGTGCATCTGCTTGGATAATATTCTTGAGAGCGTCAAGGTTGTATTGCGTAATGCCAAGTTTCATAACAAGATAGTTTCAGACAAGAAGAACATTGTTCAGTTGTTTGGCGAGGATTATAACTTCATAGACATAGATGTGTTTAGATTTCTTGAGAATGGCCAACTGCCATCTGAAGTTGAAACGACCAACTCGCATAGTTTCATTGATTTTCATTTTAAGAATATGTTTGATCTGAACAAGTGCGTGCCGGTATATAAGCACGCCAAAGTATTCACCAATAATGTTCAGATGATAAAGAACATATACTTGTCTAATATTCGCGAGAAGGGATTTGTATTCACCAACAATGTTATGACTGACTTGTTTGCCAAGTTAGAGTCAAATGGGTTGTGCGTGAATGAAGATTTTACTGATATTTTCGGCGAGGAACAAAATCGCCATATCAAGAACAATCTTGTATTCTCTCAATACAACCTGCTTACATCAACTGGCAGACCTTCTAATAGATTTGGCGGCGTAAACTATGCTGCTCTAAACAAAAATGATGGCAGCAGAAACTGCTTTGTAAGCAGATATGGCGACGATGGTATGCTTGTGATGATGGACTATAATGCGTTTCATCCTCGTCTTATTGCTCATCTATCCAACTTCCAAATGGACGCTGCTGAAAATCCATATGCATATCTATCCAAGTATTATTTCAACAAGTCCAATATAACCGACGAAGATATTGCCGTCGCTAAAGGATTCACATTTACACAGATATATGGCGGCATTGATAAGAAATGGATACATATTCCATATCTAAAGAAGGTCCAAGAATATATTGACCATCGTTGGAAGTTCTTTGAGGAAAATGGATATATAGAAACGCCAAAGTATGGCAGAAAAATCAAACATTGTCATATTCAAGACCCCACTCCCAATAAACTATTCAACTATATACTACAGGCATTTGAGACAGAAATGGCAGTAGATGTGCTTGGCGAACTAATGAACTATCTAAGTGATAAACAAACCAAGCCGGTGCTATATACATACGACAGCATATTGTTTGATGCTCATAAAAGCGATAAGATGCCTGTTATAAAAAGAATAAAGAGCATAATGGAACGCGACAAGTTTCCGGTAAAAGTATATGCAGGCAAGAATTATGGTGATATGAAACAGATCTCTATATAATATTTATAATAAGCGTATATCTCATATATACGAATATTTATATATCATGGAAAAAAGTAAGATTATAGAGTATGTTCTCAATGAATGGGCGATGCGTTCGCCAGATGGTTTGGCGAGTGGACATGACACCCCAGAAAATATTTCTATATTAAATGAAATACTGGCAGAACGAGATGAGATCAACCCACTTGCTTCTAAATATTTTGAAAAGAAAGGAGGATTGTTAGTCGCAAAAAATCATCCGCTCTATCAAGACGGAACAAGCATAGAAATGATAAAGTCGGGGCAAGCGGCTAAAAAATGGCATAAAACTTTTGGCGCAAAGGCAAAATGGGATGTAAATTTTCTTACGCAAGAAAAAGGTTTTAATCAAAACTCCGCAGAAAAAATTATTGATGCATTGGATGAACTTTCTGCACAGAATAAAATGGATTTTCTTGAACACTTAGATAATGAAACGCCGGAAAGTGCCGTAAGTTATATAAACGAGAAAATAAAACAATCGGACTTCTTGAACTTTATGAAAGCATTGGACGGTGCAAGATCGTCGGCAAAAAAAGCAGATTCTACTGGTTCTGCGGGTCGTGGAGAATATATAATTGTATTGTTGATCAAAGACGCAAAAAGTGCAGGAACGAAGTCTGGTGATATTTTGCTACCCGATGGTAGAAAAATAGATGTAAAAGAAGGTTCTGACATTTTTAGAATAACCGTTGCAGCATTCGGTAAAGGAGGATTTGATAAAGTTCCCTACATACGAGCACTCACAGAACTCATGGAATATTGCAGGAAAGATGAATATCAGGAAGCATTGATTGATCTTTTAAAGGAATCTGGTGCAGAAGACGGTTTAGGCTCGTTAGGGAAGAAAAGAAGCGATTATACTGCAACCGAAGATTTTATAAAAAATCCTTCATTATTTAGTTTGGGAGTTTCTGTAATATATGGTTTAGAAACTTTACGACTATATGTAAGAGGACTTTCAGAAAAAGAATATGGAACGGTTACTGGTACCGAGAAGGTAGAATTTGATTTAGACGATAGCACAAAAGTTCTTAAATTGAAAGACCTTGATGCAGAGAATGAAAAAAAGATAAAAGAACCAGCACCAGAAGGATCAACGGTTCAAATAAAAGTATCTCCGATTGAAAAACAAGCAAGAAAAATGGAAATAATAATTCCACAAATAAAAAGACTTGAGTTTTTCAAATATCATCCGCAAGTTGATAAAGACATCTACGATCCAGTTAAAGTTGCGAGTGAAATGCTCAAGGCCGTATCCTCATCGGGAGGAAGTTATACTGGCGGAATTATTTTATACAAAGAAAATAACACATTTGAATATGAATCAAATCTAGAAAACTGGTTTGGAGACTGGATGTTTTATAGCTACGCACAGAGTGGACCGGTTCTCATCAAACGAAAAAGTAGTGGAGATGTACAATGAAAAACGAAATTGAAAAATTAATAGAAAACGTAATACTTGACTGCGAATCTGACGATAGAATATCGTCCGGAGTATTTGATATACACAACGCCGATCACTTGGCTGTTTTTGTAGAACGCTCTGTGCGATTTGGGTTGACCGAGGAAATAGCAGAAAATCTACTCGACACGGCAATGTTTGCCGAAGGAAAACATCCAGACCGCCAAGCTTATAACAAGGAAGGATGGTTGGTTACATTTCCATCTAAAGAATATCGCGACGCTGCAATAAAAAAAGGAACACACGCTATATCAGATCCAACTCATGGTAAGGGCGGTATGAATCTTTACTATAAACGCAAGGGAAAACAAAAAAGACAGACTGCACAGGCAACAACCTCCGTAGATCAACAAGTTAATACCGGTCAGACAGTAAAACAACCGGCATCAGTTGCGCAACCGATAAATCAAAAAACTGCACAAACAGGAACTCCCTCGGATGTTCCAAAAGATTCTAAGCCAAAGTCGCAAGCTCCCGAAGAAGATTTGGATGTAGATTCAAGAAGTGACGCGCTATTGAAATATGCCGCAAAAAAACTTGGACCTACTTATAAAGGAAAGTATTCACAAGAACCAAGTTCGGAAGCACCAGCCGCCCCCGCCGCACCAGCCTCAGCCGAAGCTCCCGCTATAGACGTTCCTGTAGTAACAACTCCACCCGAACAATACTCTTCTGTATCAAAGAAGTTTGCGGATAAAAAAGGATGGAAGTCCGAACCATATGGTGAATATAGAGATGCTGAAGGCAGCACTGTGGCTGTTGTTGGATTGAGTGGCGAAGTTGTGCCGATCAAGAGTGTTGACAGAGATGAATACAAAATCTTTGCAGAAAAGAACATGACATAATATGGCAGGAAGCAACGCACAACTTCTTTGCACTTTTGCAAAGTATAATACATATCAAAACGAAATAGATGCGTTGTCTGAGTATTACAACATACTTGAAAAGAAAGTGTATGTATTACAAAACGTCGCCAACAAAGACGAAATATTTCTTACATATAACGCCGAAAAAAACGGCAGTCAGTTTTATACCAACACCATTTCAGTTCATCGTAAAAAAGAACATAATATTATATACAGCATCAATGCTCTGAATGAACTTATCAAAGAGCAGAATAATGGTATAGTATCAAATACATTTCAGATAAACTGGGAACAATATAAGAACTCATTCATTACTGCCAGAGAAGGCAAAATAAAAGTCACGCCAACACGGTTGATGAAAATTTATCAGATAAGTTAAGCATAAACTTTCTTTAGTTTATAGTTATAGATACTTAACGAATGACTGATTAACGATTGAAAAAATAGCCAACGGCTTCTTATAGATTGACGATTATCATTTATTGAGTCATAGTATTCAACATTGACCGAGTTGAGTATTTTCAAATTGGTCAAAACACATTAACAATTAACGAATAAATAATTATGTCATTAGACCTTAACAAAATTAAGTCGCGTCTTGATTCGCTCAAGAGCACACAAAACAAGACCACCGCCGTGTGGAAGCCAACACCGGGCAAGAACGTAATCCGAATCGTTCCTTATGCTCACAATCCTGAAAATCCGTTCATTGAACTGCTTTTCCACTATAATATGAACGGTAAGACATATCTGTCTCCTGCTTCATTTGGTCGCCCCGATCCTATCGTTGAGTTTGCCAACAAGCTCAAGAAGAGCGGAGACAAGGAAGAGTGGAAGACTGGTCGCTCGCTTGAGCCCAAGCTTCGTACATATGTACCTGTTCTCGTTCGTGGAGCAGAGCACGAAGGTGTGAAGTTCTGGGGTATGGGCAAGCAGGTGTATCAGGAAATCTTGAGCATTATTGCTGATGCTGACTATGGCGATATTACTGATCTGCGTGCAGGTCGTGACATTGTCGTGGAGTTCAAGACTGCCGAAGAAACTGGCAAGAGCTTCCCCGAGACCACAATTCGCGTAAAGCCAAATCAGACTCCCGCGTTTGACCCTTCTGATGCCGCCATCAAGGAGAAGGTCAAGAACCAGAAGAACGTGACAGAACTGTTTCCGGAACTGTCTTACGAAGAACTGGCCGCTGTAATGGATACTTGGTTGAACTCTTCGCAGGAAGCTGCTGAAGATGGCGAGACTGTTTCCGCCACTGCTGCTACTACTGAAGCAGAACCTGCCGATGTTCCTGCACCAAAGAGTGCTACGACTAAAGCTGCGGTCAAGGCTCCTTCCAGCACCAAGGAAATTGCTGACGAATTCAACAATTTGTTCAACTCGTAAGTTGAACATAGTAGTAGAATAAATGATGAGAAGATGGTGCGCCAGATGGAGTACTGGCGCACCATTACTCAAACATACTATCATATATGAAAAAGAAAACTATTGAACACGAGATTGAATCGTCTCGCGATGAACTGGCAGAAGCATTGGCTGACTCCATCAATAAGAACAGCGACGGCAAAGTTGCTTTTTTCCTTGATGCAGAAGATGATCCTTCGCAAATTACTGACTGGGTTTCTACCGGAAATAGTCTCGTTGACTTGACTATTGCCAATCGACCAAATGGTGGATTGCCTGTAGGTAGAATTACTGAACTAACTGGTCTTGAAGCATCTGGTAAGAGCCTTATGGGCGCTCACCTGCTTGCCGAGACCCAGAAGAAGGGTGGACTGGCAGTATTCATCGATACAGAAACTTCCGTATCTACGGATTTTCTAACAGCCATTGGTGTAGACGTTCCAAAGATGCTATACATCAATGTTGATACAGTAGAAGATGTTTTTGATAAGGTTGAAGAAATCATCACTCTTGTTCGCAAGAGCAGCAAGAATCGTCTTGTGACCATTCTGGTTGACTCTGTTGCCGCTGCTTCTACAAAGAAGGAACTGGCAAGCGATCACGGTGCGGATGGTTATGCCACCGGCAAAGCCATTGCCATCAGCAAGGCGATGAGAAAGATCACAGGACTTATTGCTAAACAGCGTGTATGCTTGTGCTTTACCAATCAACTTCGTCAAAAGGTAGGATTTGTTGGACTTGGCGATCCTTGGACAACCAGCGGTGGTAAAGCTATTGCGTTCCACGCTTCGCTTCGCCTACGTCTAAAGCAGTTGAATCAAATCAAGAACGCTGATAAACAGACGGTTGGTATTCGTACCAAGTGCACTGTTGTCAAAAATCGTATGGGACCACCTATGCGCAGTGCTGAATTTGACATCTACTTTGACCGAGGTATCGACAACTTCAGCAATTGGTTGGAACATCTCATTGAATGGGATATTGTAACCAATGCCAAGAAGCCAAAGGTTGCAGGTGAAAAGAAGACAAAGAAGCAGTTGGAAGAAGAAAAGGAAGAAGATAAGAAGGCAAAGAACCTACAATTCATTATGCCTGTTGAAGGTAAAGAACCCGAGACAGTTGTATTTGAAAAGAAGGACTTACCGAAGCTGCTCAAAGACAGACCAGAATGCAGAGATTATCTTTATAACAAGCTCGTTGAGAACTTTGTTATGAAGTATAAGGCTCCTAACTCTGAAATGGCTGATGACGTTGAATACGACGAAGCATCAGAAGGAGCAGACGACTAAAATGATCGTGTGGAGTGAAATACCTCCACACGGTTTTTATTACTACGAAAGGAAATATATGAGCGAAGATGTACACGATATAAACAACCAGATAGAAAAAGCAAAAGTCATTAAAATGACCGAAGAAATAAAAGAAGAAAAGCCGAAGAAGGCAAAAAAGGCCAAAACAGAAAAAAAGCCAAAAGCTAAAAAGACAAAGGTTGCAAAAGCTCCAAAAGTAAAGTTGACTCCTTTGACTGAAATGTCCTACGAAGACTTTGAAAAGCTTCTGGCAGAAAAGGGCGAAGATGGTGTATTTGAAATGTATGCAGACGAAATCCGAGAACACGGCGAATGGATTTGGCGTGAACAAGACCGTGGAGGTCCGACGTATGATCTGCCCAGTTGCATCCGAATGGCCGAACAAGAACTGTTGGATGGGCTCTGGGGTCCAAGAGAAGAAGACATATAAAAATAATCATATGGAGTGAAATACCTCCATATGGTTCAAACAAATGCAAGAAGATACTAAAAAGAAATTTGCTTCTATATTTTCTCAGATAAAGTCTGAGCACGCCAACTTGCCCGTAAATACCAAGAAGGAAAAGAACAGCGACATACTTATTGTGGATGGAACCAATAACTTCATTCGTTGTTGGACTGTTGTTCCTACACTAAGTGATAATGGCGACCACGTTGGCGGAGTAACTGGATTTCTTACCAGTCTTGGATATGCTATAAAACTATTACGTCCTACAAGAGTTATTGTAGTATTTGACGGCAAAGGCGGAAGTCAACGCCGCCGAGACATATATCCAGAATACAAAAATAATCGTAAAGTATCTGTTCGTGTAAATAGAGCATATGAAGAAATGAGTGATCCTAAGACAGAACAGGAAGCGATGATAAATCAAATGGTAAAACTTATTGATTTTCTTCGCAGCCTGCCTGTGAGTGTGATTTCTATTGATTATAT